GGATCACCCTCTGGTATTGATAATAACCAAATAATTACATTTGCTGTAAGTGAAAATGCGAGCACTCATACCTTTATCTTAGATTCACAAAAATCTGGACAAATTGGTGCACAAAAATTAATTAAAAAATTCCCATTAACTCCAAACTTATCTAATGGAATAGATGAACCGACACCAGTTGGTGAAATTGGAATGTTAATAAATGGTGTTGAAATAACAAATTACAAAACAAACGATAAAGTATATTTTGGTCCTTTATCATCTGTAGACGTATTAAGTGGTGGTGAAGATTTTGATATAATTAATTTACCTAATATAACAATTTCTACTGGTTTTGGAACAACTGCACTAGTGCAACCAGTCATCAGTGGTAATATTAAAGATGTATTTATAGATCCTCAAGATTTTGATGTAGATAAAGTCATTTCTATTGGTGTGACTGGAGGAAATGGAAGTGGATGTGTGCTTGAACCGATATTAGGCACAAGATTTAGAGAAAAATTATTTAATGCACAACCATCAGATGGTAGTTCTGCAGGAATAACAACTATAACTGTGG